AGATGAGTATATATTCTCTGGAGCTGATTACAACTCATTAGAGGATTATGTATCTGCACTAACGACAAGAGACCCAAATAAGTTAAAAGTGTACCAAGATGGTTATGATGGCCACTGTTTACGGGCATACTCATACTTCAAAGAAGAGTTGCCTGATATAGAAGACACAGTGGAATCCATTAATTCTATCGAGGCAAAGTACCCTGAAATAAGGCAGAAATCAAAAGCACCTACTTTTGCTCTAACTTATCAAGGTACAGCGTTTACATTGCACAATAACTTGGGTATCCCGTTAGAAGAAGCTGAAGCCATAGAATGCCGTTTTAAAGACCTTTACAAGGCATCTATCCAATGGGTTAACGATAAGCTAATACAGGCGTCTAAGGACGGTTATGTTGTTGGTGCGTATGGGCTAAAAGTACGTACACCAAAACTTAAAAAATCATTGATAGTGAATGGAGTAATTCCACAAATAGCTGCTAAAGAAGGTAGAACTGCAGGTAATGCATTAGGCCAATCTTATGGTTTACTTAATACCAGAGCAGCTAATGAATTACTTAATCGTATTATTGATGAAGGTTATGCAGGTAAAGTACTACCTTCATGTCAAATACATGATGCACAATATTATCTAGTCAGCAATGATGTAGATACGGTATTATGGTATAATAAGAACCTTATCGAATGTATGGAAAACCATGAATCACCTGAGTTAGAGCACCCTATTGTTAAGATTGGTGCTCAGACGGATTTATATGTTCCAAACTGGAGTAAGGCTCTTACTATTAAGAACAATATAACCGAAGAAGAGCTTCTTAAAGCAATTGAAGAGTATGAACAACAATAACTCCTAGTGGTAATTGCTAGAACGGCAATCAAATAATGTTCCTTGCCAGTGAGATGCTGGCACTTTCATTTAGAGGATTTAATTATGATTTTCACCAATATGTATAATCTGCCTTATTCAATGGCAGTATGGCTCTGTGACGACGAATATGACTACTATAATGACGGTACAGGTAAACCGCATATTAGTGCCACATCTCTGCTTAAACCAACAAAACAGATTATCCTGAATCAACGAGTTGATTTCGACAATATCAGTCGAGATGTGTCTGATTTAGTTAGTTCTCGCGCAGGTACAGCAATTCATACCGCAATAGAGCACACATGGCAAAACAGAGAGCGTTTAGAGCGTGCTTTACGTAGATTGAATGTACCACAAAAGGTAGTTGATAGAATTGTTGTAAATCCTTCTGAGGAGTATTTACAAGCAAATCCAAAATGTATCCCAGTTTATCAAGAAATTAGATCAAGTAGAGAAATCAACGGATGGGTTATACACGGTAAATTTGATTTCATCTTTAACGGACAATTAGAGGACGTTAAAACCACTAGCACATTTACCTACACTAAAGACCTTAATGCCGATAAGTATACCTTACAAGGTTCTATTTATCGTTGGCTTAACCCTAAATTAGTTACCTCTGATACAGTATTAATCAACTATGTATTTAATGACTGGATGAAATCTAAAGTAGGTAAAGACCCTACATACCCAGTCTCTAAGGTACTGCCTGTTCATTACGATTTAATGGACGAAGAGGCAACTGAGCGTTTTATAAAAAATAAAATAACTGAACTGAATAGGTACAAAAACGCTGCGGAAGAAGATATTCCAGCGTGTACAAAGGAAGAATTATGGCAAACAGATTCATCCTTTAAGTACTACAAAGATCCAACCAAACGAAATAGAGCTACCAGAGTGTTTGACTCTTTGGCGGTTGCTCAATCGTATAAAGCGACTACAGGTAAAGGTAAGGGTGTGGTGGTGGAAGTCCCTGGACAAGCCAGAGCATGTGTTTATTGCCCTGCAGTAACTATATGCAAGCAAGCCCAAAATCTAATATCACAAGGTCTATTAACCATCTAGGAGGCATTTATGCTAAGTATAAAAAACCTTATTTCCGATGTAATGGAAGTTATCGCTGAAGTAGGCGAATCTATTGTTGTATTCTTTGGGACAGACACTGAAACTAATGAAGAAGTATCTGCTAAAAGAAACCCCAGAAAATCTGAAGACAAACCAAGAAAGCCTTATGACACTTCGGTAATCACGGTAGAACAGTACACTTTTATACTGGATGAATGGGATCGTTTCACCTCTAACAAGGATAAATTACCTTTTAAGGTCTTTGTTATTGAAATGAATAACGCCCTTAAATTAAATAAAAGCGAGACATTTTACCGCAAGATTGTGAAAGGTCAGACTACTATGGCTGATATTATTGCACGTAACGTAAGAACGAATGAGCGAGTGTAGCCATGTCAGACATTAACTATAAAGATTACCCTCATTTTGAATTATCTGAAGAACTGGTAAAAGTATTACGTAAAAAAGTACAGAGTGATGCTGACCTGTTCTTTAGATTGCAGGTAGCTTATTACTTTTGTAAAGCCGCCTCAATGATGCGTACAAACATCAAAACTATGGATAGAGGCTTTATACCTATCAATATGTATGCGCTTAATCTAGCGCCATCTGGAACTGGTAAAGGCCACTCTACTAACATAATGGAAGAGGAAGTACTTCACCGATTTAAAGACCGATTCTTGAAAGAAACTTTCCCTATGATAGCGGAGCAAAATTTGTTAAGTATGGCTATGCAACGAGCCGCTATTAACAATACCGACATTAACGTAGAGGAAGAGCTAGTAGCAAAAGAATTCCGTTCGCATGGTGAATTACTCTTCTCTTTCGATAGTGCTACACCTGCGGCGATCAAACAGTTACGTCAGAAACTATTAATGGCTAAAGCTGGTTCATTGAATTTTGAAATGGACGAAGTAGCCAGTAATTTGCTGAGTAATACTGATGCTTTAACTGTGTTCTTAGAGTTATTTGACGTAGGTAAGACTAAACAAAAATTAGTTAAAAATACTGCCGATAACTCACGTAGCCAAGATGTTGATGGGCGTACTCCTACAAACGTATTACTTTATGGTACACCAACTAAACTACTTAATGGTGGTAAAGTAGAAGAAGAGTTTATGTCTTTCCTAGAAATAGGGTACGGACGTAGATGCTTCTTTGGCTTAACACGTAATGCACGTAAGCCAGGCATGAAGTCACCAGAGGAATTGTTATCACAGCTAGTTGATCAAAACGATGAGCAGACATTATTTGATATGGCTGATAGATTGTTCGAACTAGCTGATATAGATAACTTTGGTAAAGATATTGAAGTGTCTCGTGATGTTACTATCGAGTTACTTAAATACAAAGATTATTGCGAACTACGTGCTTACGAATTACCAGAGCATAAAGAAATCCAAAAAGCGGAGCTAAGTCATAGATACTTCAAAGCACTTAAAGTGGCAGGAGCTTACGCTTTTATAGACGGCTCAGATGAAGTTACCCAACATCACCTATTTTGTGCTATCCGTTTAGCTGAAGATTCTGGTAAAGCCTTTGAGAAGATACTAAAACGCGAAAAGAATCATGTTAAATTAGCTAAGTATATTGCATCTGTAGGCCGTGACATTACGCAAGCAGACCTTGTAGAGGATTTACCTTTCTTTAGAGGAGCTGCATCTGCTAAACAGGATATGCTGCAATTAGCTACCTCATGGGGCTACAGAAACAATATCATCATTAAGAAAATTTATATGGATGGTATTGAATTCTTACGTGGTGAGTCATTACAAGAAACTGATCTAGACAAAATGATCTTCAGTTATAGTGATGATATTGCATACAACTATGAGCCAGAGCAACAACCATTTGATCAATTACATAACTTGATCCAAGCACCTGGACTACACTGGGCTAACCACCACTTCATAGACAATCATCGGTCTGATGATAAAGCCATAAAAGGCTTTAACATGATTGTATTGGATGTAGAGAAAAGTGTTACTTATGAAATGGCTAAACAGTTATTAAAAGATTACACATTCTTAATCCATACAACTAAACGCCATACAGAAGAAGAGAATAGATTCAGAATAATCATACCCATGAGCCATGTGCTTTACATGGATTCTAAAGATTATAAAGAATTTATGAAGAATGTCTTTGAATGGTTGCCTTTTGAAGTAGATACAGCTACTGGCCAACGTTCACGCAAATGGCTAACCAATGAAAATTGTGTATATGAGTACAATGAAGGCGAATTGCTTGATGTACTTACATTTATCCCAGCAACAAACAAGAACGAAGAATACCGTAAAAACATCGTTAAATTAGAGAACCTATCTAACTTAGAACGTTGGTTCGCTTTACGTATGACAGAAGGTAATCGTTCTAATGAGCTAATTAAATATGCTCTTATGTTGGTTGATGGTGGGTTAGAGATAGATGAAGTAACTAATAGAGTACTGGCTTTAAACGATAAGCTAGAGAATAAGTTACCTGAAGTCGAAATCCATAGCACAATACTAGTCACTGCCTATAAGCATTATGCTAATAGGCTTAAAACAAGCAACTAGGAGATAACATGAATCCAGAAGATACAACCTATTCATATAATGGGGAGGTTAATGATAACCTAGTACTTATCTGTGGCGAATCTGCCTCAGGTAAAACTATGTCGTTAAAAAACCTAAGAGACCATAAAGGCGTCTTGTACCTTAACTGTGAAGCAGGTAAGAAACCTCCATTTAAAAACAGCTTTGAGAGCTATACAATAACTGATTGCTATCAGGTATACGAAGCATTTGAGTACGCGGAACAATCACCTCATATCCATACGATTGTAGTAGATAGTATTACTTTCTTGATGGACTTGTACGAGAGCACATTAGTAGTTACAGCCACTAATACCATGAAAGCATGGGGCGAATTCCAACAGTACTTTAAAAATCTTATGCAACAGTATGTGGCTAAGAGCTCTAAGAATGTTGTGTTCTTAGCACATACATTAACCCAGTTAAACGAAGAAACTGGCGTGTATGAGACTAGAGTACCTGTTAAAGGCGCTCTTAAAAATAATGGTATTGAGGCTTACTTCTCTACCATTCTCTATGCCAAAAGAGTCAAATTAAAGGACTTGAATGGCATACAAAACGATCTATTACATATCACTCCTCTAAACGAGGTACAAGGTTATAAGCACTGCTTCCAGACCTGTATCACTAAAAAAGGAATAGGTGAAAAGATAAGAACACCTATTGATATGTTTTCATTAGATGAACTTTACATAGATAACGACGTTCAACAAGTCATTGACCGTCTACACGAATACTATAAAGAAGATTAATTAGGAGAAATATTATGTCATTATTTGAAGGTGTACAATTAGATAACTCAGCAGTACAAGATGAAGATGAAGCCCGTGTAGGCGGTAGCAACTTCGCTAAAATCGAGGAGTCTGGTGCTTACAAAGGTATCATCGAATTAGCTTACTTAGGTGAGTCTCCGAAGGGTGCTAAAAGTGTCACAATCCACTTCAAAACTACTGAAGGTGCTACACATCGTGAAACCATCTACTATACTTCAGGCAAAGCCAAAGGCTGTAAAACCACTTATACAGACGCTACAGGTACTGTACGTAACTTACCAAGCTTTAAAATCTTACGTGAACTAGCTGCAGTTGCTGGTGAAGTAGATGTTACTGAATTAGACGTAGAAGAGAAAGTAGTAGCTTTATACGACTTTGAAGAGAAAAAAGAAGTACCTACAGAAGTACAAGTAATTACTGATTTAGTAGGTAAGCCAGTAATTCTTGGTATTGTTAAAAACATTGAAGATAAGCGAGCTAAAGCAGACGATGGTTCTTACCAACCTACTGGCGAAACAGTAGTGCGTTACCGTACTGATGCAGTATTCTCTGCATTAGAAGACGAGCCATTTACCTTCAATGAATTGGTGTTACGCCAAGAGCAACCAGATACAAAAGCTGCTTTCTATGACAAGTGGGTAAAAACTTGGGAAGGTAAAGAGCGTGACCGTACTGTTGCTAAGAAAGGCCATACATCCGCCAAGGCAGATGATAAAGCATCAGGCACTACTACTAAAGTGGGTATCCCTCAAACTGCTGCTACACCAAAACGCCCTCTGTTTAAGCGTGGTTAATTATGGCTAAATTAACAGTAGTAGGAATAGACCCATCACTTCGTAATACTGGATTGGTCAAGATGGTTTATGATACAGAGAGTGGAGAGTGCGAGTTACTCGACACTCTACTAGTAAAAACTGAAGCATCTTCCGACAAGACTGTTAGAACATCAAACAAAGACTATAAACGCGCCAAAAGCCTTGCTAAGGCGCTTATAGACTTTGTCAAGCAATCTGATCTAGTTATAGCTGAATTACCAATAGGAAGCCAATCAGCTTAATTATAGGCTGCTTATGTAGAAATACATAAGTATAACCAATCTAATTCGGTGGAACTCTGACCAAGTAATGTTGAAGACAATACCGAGCGAAGACTTGATTTTTGTATTATGCCATACTATGGTATAACACCACTTATACTATAGGACATTAAAATGGCTAAAGAAATAGATCCATCAATTTTTGACGGTAACTTTATTAAAGAAGTTGACCCTATCATTAAGGGTAAACGAAAAAGAAGACAAATTTTAATGAAATGTCTTGTATGCCAAAGTGAGTTTACTACTTCTTTGGATAACGCCAAAAGAACTAAGCAAAAAACTTGTTCTAATGCGTGTGCAGGTAAATACCGTGAAAAATTTGAAGGTGGTTGTGAAAATCATCCTCTCTACCCAAGATGGTTATCAATGAGAGATCGCTGCAATAATCCCAATAACCCTAGGTACCCTCGGTACGGTGGGAGAGGTATTACAGTAGATCCTTATTTTGATTCATTTGAAAACTACGTAAATACTTTAATCGCTTTAGATAATTGCCCTAAAGATTTAAACAATACTACTATGCAAATAGACCGTATTGACAATGATTTAGGGTATTTTCCTGCTAATTTGAGATGGGCAAATACTGCTCTAAACGGAGCTAATAAAACCCACTCACAAGAATATTCTTCTAGCAGGTATCGTGGAATACATTTCTGCAATACTCATAAAAGGTGGATAGCTACAATAACCCATAACGGGCGTAAAATATTAGCCTCTCACCATAAAACAGAAGAAGATGCAGTTAAAGCTAGAAATACGTACATCAAAGAACATCATTTAGCCCATCCAATACAAAAATTAAGTAACGTGTAACGACTATTCCTTTAAAGGAAGTAGGGCATAAGCTAATGATGCTCGAAACGGTTGGTATCTCAGCAGGTAAAGCTGGAGATAAAGATATAGTCTGGACTGCATGGAAACATGCAGCAGTTCATAAGAGAACGGTTAAAAATTTGCGCTTTTTAACGAACAAAGCGAGAGCCATGGCTTCTTATGGCGTAGTTATAGGATTACTAGCAGGTATCTTAGGTGATGATCTAATATCAGTTAATCCCACTGAAGTGAAGGAAGTAACTGGCTTAGGTAAAACTGCCACTAAACGCCAAATGATTGAATGGGCATATTCAAAATACCCAGACAATGCGAAATGGCTTATGAGCGGTACTAGGCTTATTAATGATAATGAACATCTAGCAGATGCAGTTGCTGTAGTACATGCAGGATTGCGTCTACCTGAAGTTCGCTTTTACTTAAACAAACTTAACCAGGAGTAATCAATGGAAATTATTTTAACCCAAGCACAGATAGAAGAAGCTGTAGCTGCTCACTTAATGAAAAACTTATTAAATCATAAAGTAAGTGACATCAGCTTTACTGTAGGTCGTAAAGATGGTGGCTCTGTTTCTTGTAGTGCTCGTGTAGAGCCTGTAGAACCTGTAGAAAATACACCACCCCCAATTTATCATGGCTCTCCTATCGCATTCTTCGCTACACAAGAAGATCAGCCTGAAGTACATGTATCAACAGATACGTCACAAGAGCCAGTGGATGAAAAAGTAGACTCAGAAGATGAGCCTAAAACAGCTCGTCCGCCTATCTTTAAACACGGCAAATAAGGATACTATTATGGCTATTATTAAAGCACTATTAGCTACTTTGTTATTCATTATTGCGGTAATAGTCATGGTAGGTTTACTAGCATTAGGGGCTATTGTAGCCCCTGTGCTAGGTCTTATCGGACTTGTTGCTATCGTATTTTTCGGCCTCCTTGCCGAATTCAGTGAACAAAGAATTGCTAGACAAATCCTAGAAGAACACGATAAAGACTAGAACGCCCATAATGCTGGGTGTGTAGTCAAACCATTGATGTATCTGTCAACACCTCCCACAGTATTAAATACACCACCATGGAGTACACTACTGTCATACGGATCTGGTGCATCTACATCAACTCCTTCTTGCAATAACAAGAACATTATCACTCTAGCGGGATCTCGTAATAAATTATTAAGTAACACCGCCTGTATACGAAAAGCGTATCGAGTAAACCATAATAAGCCAGTGTCATTTGCTAACATGATTAGCTTATGGGTAGGTCTATCATAGTCAATGAACTCAAATACAGCCTCTTGTATTGCCTCATTTAGGTCTTGTCCTTTACGTGTGCTTTCAGTTATTAAAGCGTAACGTGAAGCAAAGTCACCTAACTGTACAAAGTGATGCAGTACGTTGTATGAAGTAGAGCGTTGAGTCATCAGTAACTCATGGGCAAATTTACGTGAATTCTCTTTAGTGAGTTTCTCGTCAATTTTTGAAGAAATCCAATGATCAATACCTTGGTTATAGTCATTGGTTTCATCTGCTTGTTCTACGTCCTCTATGATAGTTTGTAGTAACCCACGCTCTATCAAATGATGTACAGGTGACTTAGACATAGATACCTGCATACGTTTAATTTCATTACGTAGTTTTTGTTTCTCTGCAGGGTCACGTACAGCATCGTGTTTAAGCATCAATTCACGTATCTTACGTTCTTTAAGTAAGTAATCGTAACCATGAATATAACCATCTACCTGGTACTTAATGGCTCTAGCAATTGGAATATTCTTAACGAATATCAAATGAGCCGTGTTACTTAGTACGTTCACTATCATTACATTCATAAAACGAACAACTACGGTAGATTTAATGTACGATGTTAATTCAGTCAATGCTGTAAATCCCTTAGTAGCTAACATTAGTTCATCTAAAGGTTCACTATTCTTATTGAATGCATTGTACAGCTTAGTCATACCGCCAATCATTTTACGAATCATTTGAATGATTAGTTTTTGATCTTCTATCGGTAAGTCATACAAGTTCTTAGGATGTAACTTACGTTGACCAAACATAGTGTAAAGTACTGCTTTAGGTACAAACAGACCTTCTACATCTCTACCCTGATACTGGAATATGTGTCCTTTAGAGCGCATGTAGTCTTTAGTTTGTTCAGGTAAGGTATTCCAGAATTCCCTAATTTCAGGGTCTGTGTGCATGTTACTTACAAACACGAAATCCTCTGGGTGATCTAGGTATTCTGAGTTGTACTCCTCAAGCATTGCATCTATGGCTTTCTCATTGACCTCCTTAGTGCCTTGTACGTTGACGACATCACCACCAGTGACCGATAACATACGTATACCGCTTTCAACAGCGTCACGAGCTTCTGAGAGCACATTAGCTGGGATAGGTATATGTACTTTGTTTGTGACTGGATCTCTTATAAGATTTACTTTATTGGTAGGTAAACCAACTTGATTAAATAAATCCATAGTATCAGGTAATGTACTAGCTACATCCTGTAAATTAACGCCTTCCATTGCGCGTAAGTCAGTCTCGATGCCTTCTTGAGTAAATACCTGTTTAGCAGTGGTATCGGCAGTAGACAAGACACCTGCTTGGAATGTAGGTAAACCACCATCAGCAATATTAATTAAGTAGGCTTTATTACCCTTATTAGCCAAGTAATCAGGTAACTGTATTTCTTGTGCTGATTCTACTGCTTTGATGTTGTTGTCATTGATGTACTCGTCAATGGTTTCACCTACTTTAAGCATTACAAGTTTATGGCTCTTATAAGGTGTGTAGATTTTCTTATGGAAACCTTTAGGCATATCAGTAAATCTAACAATAGGGTGAGGGTTACCACCAAAGCGATACTCGCCTTGCTTATTAGCAACAGTGTTACTAACACCCATAAACGCAGTAATACCGTTTTCCTGCGAGTCTGCAGTGTACTCTTTATTCACAATATCCGCTAAGTTCTGTAAATCAACTTCCCTAGCAGTATTCAATGTTTCTAGTGAAACCAGAGTATCCACATGTTTAACTAAATCCTGTAATGTATTAGGATCACTAGCAACACGTCGCTTGAATACAGCTATTTCAGCTTGAATAGTACGTAATTGTTGTGCCATAGCTGGATCTTGTTTCATCGCAGCTATCTCTGCTGAAGAGAATATATTATCAATGCTTTCTACTATTTTAAGGGCATTGAAATGTATTGGCTTAGAGCTTCTATTTAAATTAGTGTTTAAGAACTGGCCTAAATTCAAAGCACTATTGATAACATAGTTAGCTAATGACGGTGTAAGGATATTGCCTATATCCGTAATAGCTTGTTGCTTACTGTTAGCTCTAGTAGCTGGGTTAGTGATCCAATCAATAACAGTCTGTTCACCATGAACCTTAGTTAATTGATGTGCGTCTATCTTAGTCAGTAGATTAAGAGCAATCTCATGTCCTTTGGTTAAAGGAGTTAAGAAAGAAGACTTAACTATTTTGTGGATAGAATCTGCTACGTTTTTACGTTTAGTCTCAATAGTACGGTTAGATAGCCTTAGCAATGCTTGGATCTTAGCAACACTTCTGCTAGGTTTAGCAAATTCATCTAAGATAGAGTTAAGAATACCAGGCTTCTTATTAAAAGAGTCACCTAACATTTGATCAAGTAATTTATTAACCATAGGAACTGCCTGACCTGAAGTTACTAGGTCTGCTGCACCTCTTACACCCTTGACTACAGTATCTAACTTACTGCCTTCTCTAGGATTACCGACTAATCTACCTGTACTTTTAGCTACTTTAGTCACTACATCTATACCTACTTGAGTAGCTGTAACTAACATACCGATACTAGTTTGAGCCGCTTTCTCTAAAGAGTATTTATTGGTTACCTCTGTACGAGCTAATGCAGTAACTAAGTTATCAATACTAGCGCTATCTTTTATTTGGTTTATACGTAGATTACCTGAATAAACACCATATAAGAAATCTAGTGCCTTGAGCACGAAATCAATGATACGTTCTTTCCATGGCTTAGGTTGCTTAGCTCGTTCATTTATACGGGCTTGTGCTTTATCAATTGCATTACGCATAGTCTCATTAGTAGTAGCCAATGCCATGAAGTCAGCCAAGAACCTAGAATCAACCGTAGTGTAATCCAACTTAGTTAAATCATCGTGTGTCTCTGTTTCAGATGTAATTGAAATATTTCGCAATACATTAAGCATACGATTAGCTTCATCTAAACCAACGCCATTAGACACATCTAGGAAGTCTTGCGGAGTTAGCTCCTCCATGATCTCACCATAGATTTTATCTGCTTGTTTGTATAAGTCAGGCTTATTGCTGAGGGCTGTATGGAGAGACAGTCTAGTCAAGTTATAGACATAGTTCTCTTGCATAGACATATTGAATGGAGCAACCACCATACCTAACTGCTCATTAGGAGAGTTATCGTCATGCATGAACAACTCTACTTTTTGCGCATTAGTTAGATAATAACCATTTGTCCCTACGTTAGTAGTAGATACAGAAATTTGGGTAGGTTCTAGTATCTTATTGGTTATGTTACGTAGCACTGTTTTCAAGTGTGTTGAGTGTTCTTGGGTTACTGCTCTATTATCAATATAAGCCAAGCTATCAAATACTTGCTCTGAGTTCATGCGAGTAATTTGGATAGACCGATCAAACACAATACCATCAATAGTTTCTTGGTTACGTACAACTGAATCAGTTGATTGTTCTAAATCCTGATTCACTGCTAGAGTAGCGCCTATTTTTAATACAGACCGTAAGGCGCTACCATTTGTACCAAGCCCTATCAATTTATTAAATACACCAAATAACTTATCCAGTAACGAACGTAACTGGGTAGGTAAAGCATTCTTAATATTTTTAACACCCTTGATTAGAGCATTGTCAGGTTTGTGTGGTATTCCATCTAAGAAGTTTTGGAATGTAGGGCTAGTCATTGCCCAAGTAACGAACTCATGTAAGTTATCGAAGTGGTTACTGTAACGGAAACCAGATGCATCTGCTGCTGCTTGTGCGGTATTCATTAACTCATGTAATTCATTAACCAAAGCCTCTTCTTCAGGAGTTGCTTTGTCAGACATCGCCTTATTAAGAGCATTCTCAATGATAACGTGAGTAATCTCGTGTGAGAGCGCCTCAGCGACAATCTCAGGGTTTTGTAGCTTATCATTGATAGTTATTGTAGCTACACCGTTATTGAACGATACAGAGGCATTTGCGCCGTGTGGTGTAGTACCAAATACTATTTTGGTATTTGTTAATAACTCTTTTATATCAGCACGATCCCTAGAGAGGGCTTTAAAGAAAGCTGTAACTACTTTATTTATTCTACCATCAGTAGCGTTAGCCCATAATTTACGTAGCTCAGCTAAGTGTTCTAAGGCTTCCTGCGCATTCTCTGCTTGTAGTAGAGAAGCATACACACCAGATGCTGTAGGCTTATCCTCAGGAAGTACTTGCGCTGGTTTATTTTCAATATCCTTATTAGTTTCTTGTTCTGTAGCTGCACGATCTTCGTACTTATCCAGAACTCTAGGTACTTTCTTACCGCCTTTACTAGTAGTTTTAGCATCTCTTGCTGTGGCGTTATATAGGCCTTCTTCGTTGTAGTAGTTACCCATAGTATTGATAATACTCAGCGCCTCTTTAGTGATGTTATCCATTTTCTCTACTAGTTCTTTATTGACTTGTAATTCATGCTTAGCCATTATCAGGTAAGCTCTATTTATGTACTTAATTACTTCTGGATGCTTAGTAGCTAGACCTCTGTAAGCAGACACATCTTGCGTATCGATTGCTGAGAATGCTACAGCCATATTTGACCGCATTTCCCCAGCATTAAGTTCTGGGTTCTTTTCGATGTCTTTTTCAAGCAGATTATGTGCAGTTTCTTGTATAAATAATGCAAGAGAGTCGAATTCTTTTATAGGGTTCTTGTCCACTTTCTTAATGCTTTCAGGCATTGTGGCTAGTCTATTATGAGAATCAAACAACAATGGTGTTATATCCATTGATGGGTTCTCAGAAATAGCTTCAGTTAATAGGTAAAAATTCCGTAGATTAAGTAGGAATATCTGTGCTGCTGGGTGAGACTTAATAGCATCACTAAACATAGCACGGTTAAACCCTTTAGTGATTCTATGGATAATGCCAGTACCTGCGATATTAGCATCATGTAGAGGCAAGAAGCCTAAGCCTTTTTTGTCTGCAGATAGTACAGCATTACCTAATATAGAAGCATCACGACTAATAATACTAGCAGGGAGACCAGCTACACCAGGCTCTTCGAGAGTCATGTTAGCGGTATCCATAGATTCGTCATAACCTTTACCCTTATTGGTTAAAGATCTTGGACGAGTAACTATCTCACCATTTTCATCAAGCACATATTCATTAGTTACATCAGCGGTATTACGAAGTGCTTGCGTAGCGAAAGACAGATTATTGTCTGGATTAGCAGAACTATCTTGCTTACTTATACGTGCATAAGAAACACCATGGCCTTCTTTATCTGCCATAGGTGTCAAGAACTCTGGAGGTATCCCGATTTTATCGTAAATCTCTTGTTCTTCTTGCTGAGTAAGGGCAAATAGTTTTTTGTATGCTTTGCTTGCATTACCAAATAACTTACGTTTCTTCTCGATTGCTTCATTGTATGCAGCATCAAATAATGCTTTATACGTTAGGGCAGCAGTGATAGTCATATCTTTTACAGCAGTTGCGCCTGTTTCAATAGATGCGTTAGATCCTTTTACACCACCTGCAATCGCAGCACCCATAATACCTTTGATAGCTCCACCAAGCGTAATAGTGGTATCATAACTGACATAACCGTCTTTACGCTTATCATATCTGTAGTATTTAACAGGTATCTTTAGATCTAGATTCAGTGTTAAATCTAACGTAGGGTTTCGATAATTAAGTAGATCATTAGAAACACCTGTTTCTCGTAACAACTCAACTAACTTTTTATAGTTCTCTTCGTCTTTAACGAATAACTCACCTAGTTGATTTTCTTTTACGTAATTTTCTAAGGCAACCAAAGCATCGCTTTTATCATCGCTAAGTAAAGCACCCACTGCTTTTTCAATAGCGGTACTTACTGCACTACGTTGCATCGCAGTTAAGCCAGCAGCATAACTACCTTGTACAGTAGGGTTCTTACTAATTTTACGTCCATCAGAAGTAACTTCAGTATCTTTGCCCTCACCTGTTACTAGATCACCAAATAAAGAAACGATGCCTAAGATTAATCCATTATCATACTTAATTAATGGCCGTTTATTTTCCCTAAGAGCATCTAAACGAGTATCTAACTCATCTTTGGCTTTAGATGGTATTTCTTCATCTAAGGTAAATAAACCTGACGCGTTCTTAACTAGCTTAGCGGCCATTACGCCGTATTTAAGTAAGTTATTTAGTATGTTAAATGCTTCACGAGCAGTGCCTTCGTACTTGTCTTCACCACGTACACCCAAACCAGCTTCTTTCTTTTCGTCTTCTGTGAGTTCTCTTACAGAAGTTATTTTAGCTGGTGAAGGTTTGCCATTTCTGTACTGCACGTAGTTATCGAATAACTGCCCTTTGAAGAAAATACCAAAACGGTTATATTCTTTAGCTATGTAAGGATTAACCCCACCGTCTTCATCAAGTAAATGTTCGGTTGTGTAGTATAGTTGTGATAAGGCTGAGCCATTAGTTCTACCATCATCCTCACGAGACATGTCTACTTCGACTGATTTAGCCCCACTATTTACAGCATCTTGGAATACCATGTAGTTATAAAGACCTTCCAGTGTAAATGTCTTTTCTTCCGACGTGGTAACAGCAGCTATATTGTTAGTATGTTGCTGTATCTCTTCATCAGTTAAAGAACCTGGTTGAGCGTTATTGATAGCTCTCAGAGACTCTAGCGCATCTTTAACGGACGAATTATTAACTAATTGGTTTAATTCATCTCGTATAACTTCATACTCTTTTTGGTCTGTTTTAACGCCTAGAGACTGGGCAACACCGATTAAGAATCGTTGGATAGCCTTAGACTCTATTAATGCATTAGAACCATCCTTACGTCTTCTACGTAATGTGAGTTTCTGTCTCCACATATTATGGCGTACTAAGTGTCGAGCCAGCTTATCTGTTTGGGGGTTAAATGGCTGTTGGTTCATCTGGTAACGACCAAATGAAGTAACTAAATGAGTGAAGTACCAATTAGTTGGATTACCTTCTTCATCAAATGTACTACGCATTTCATCGTATACATCAAGTACACGAGATAATCTTTGAGCGTTAGCTTTGTGTGCGTCTATTTCTGAAGCAGGTACTTCTACTAGCTCTTCACCTACTTTAACGCCCTCTACTGCGTAGAAGAAACCACGGCCTAGTACATCAAGCATGTGCGACATGTAGTCACGTACAACATAGGCTTGTTTGTTAAGTACGCTAAGTACTTTTCGTTCTTTTGCAGATACCTTAGAGTTAGAGCGTAGCTTATTGGTAGGTAACTGCGAATCATCTAATGGCTCTGTTCTAGGTGCTTTATCTTCGTCTAGTAAACTACCGTCAGGATCATTACTTACAAGAGTAGATAAAGTCTTCTTAGCTGATTTATGGGCTTCAGCTATATTATCCAAAGGTTCTATTAAGTCTACTCTAGTTACATCATCAACTGTCTGCTCAAATCCAGCAAAGTTGATGAAAGTACGAGTGTGTTTATGTGGATAAACTTTCGCATCTGTATGTGGATCTCTGAACGGAGCAGTATACTCATTTAAGTATGTTTTAACTATTTGAGGATTTTTGTCCAACAGGTTCAATACACTGAATATTTGCTGCATCTCTCTAGCAGTAAGGCTATTGATAGCTTTATTTAGAGACTCTTTTGTGGCTTTAACTTTAGATCCTGGTTGTACAGCTCTTATGATATTAGCCTGTTCTTGTAAGCTAAGTGATTTAAGAATATTCTTATTAACTTTACCCACTTTCTTGGCTATATGATATAGCCGATCAACAGTACTGATTAGCACTGAATTATCCTTAAATGCTTTAAGTATTTTATTCAGTTCTTTATTGTCAGTAGGCTTACTGTACCAAGTAGGGTTAAATACCCTCATATCTACTTGATCTTTAGACACTAGAGGCACTTGGGTAACATTACCTTGCGAATCTCTATGCGGGTAAGTCATGCCAGTCATGACATTAATAGCAGATCTACCGATAGACTTTTTAAGTCCCTCTATAAGAGCCAATGTAGCTACATTGTTATCAGGTTTTAAACCAAGAATATCCATAGTGGCTTGGTATATACTATCTGCTACATCTTCCATAGGTACGCCTACTTCACTGAATATCTTATCAGCACGTTTACTGAATGCAGGATCTATGGCTCTCAATAAATCGTATGTTTCTTGGGTGGCATCTAATATGCCTATACGAGTTAACTTATCTTTGTATAGCGTAGTTCTACCTTGTGTCGCTATGTAATTAAATGAGGCTATAGCCATGGCTATAGAAAATTCACCTCGTTTAGATTCAGAGAAGTTTTGATCGAACAAGAATTCAGCTATTGGGTTCTTCAAAGTAAACTTAGAAGCTCCCGCAGAATCAGTAAGTTCGTTGAAACTTTTCTGGAATTTGTGCATGAAAGTAGCTAACTGGCTTAGTAAGACTTTATCATTACGTGTAAAGTCTCCGTCTTTACCATAGAGCTGTTCTCTAAACACTTCTTTAACTTCGTCAGTAAAGAAGATTTGGCCATCTTTCTCGTAAGTAATGTTATTTAGATCAATGCCTGCCTTACGTAGTTTATTGATCAATAACTTATGGCTATTTTTAGACGGTTTAAGGGCTGCGTGGTGGAACGATACTAAATCGAATACGTCTTTAGCCAGTTTACTGCTAACAGCTTTTTTGACTTCTTCAGGGATATTCAACTCAGCTATCTTAGTGAATACACCATTAGTACCGACGAATAAATTATGGACGAATTTATTTAGCTTGTGCTCTAAGTCCATTAATTCAGCCATACTATAGTTGCCTTTGTCCTTTAATTCTTTAATCTTGGCAACATACTTATCTAGGCCTTTAGCTAACGTATACATAATACGCGCAGTCATCTTAGAGCCATCAGTATCATTAGTATCTTTAAGAGCTTCGTCAATATCCTGACGCATAGCATCTACATCAATGCCCAAGTCTTTAGCATTTTGCTTCACTTGTTCATTCTTGATGTACTGCTCTTTAGCTTCTTTAAGTTTACGTTTGTTCTGCTTGATAGTGCGTTTCAAACGCTGTGCTGATTCACGTAGCTCTTTAGTCTCTAAGACGATTTCCTTATGGGCTTTCTTAGCTTCGATAAGAGCTTTTGTGGCCTTCTTACTTGGCTTAGCAGACTTAGATAAACTATCAATCTTTTTACTTAGTGCATCTAATTCACGCTGATTTTCTTTGATAGCTTTTTGGGTACTGTTCAGCTTTTGTTGGCTACTTTCTAAAGAACCAGACACATTCTCTATATGCTTAGTCGCATTATTGGGAATAGCATCAAGCTCTTCGTCACCTAGCTTAGTAAGATTAGATACAGTTTCTTTTGGCTTATCTGAGGCTTCTTCATTAGCTTTAGTATCGGTAGGCTTACTTTCCTGTTTGGTGCTCTCAGGAGCTTTCTCAGGAGCTTTAGTTTCTTTCTTAGTATCTTTAGCTTCTGTCTGAGTAGTTGTCTCAGATTGCGTCTCTGGGGCTTTATCTTGTGTTTGTTGAGTATCTTTAGGTTTATTGAAATACTCATCAATCATCTTATTAGTTCGTTGCTCGAACTTGTTAAGAATATTAGCTTCTTCGATGATGTTGTTTAAAGTATCTCGTTGTTTCTTACTAAATACGCTGTTGTATCCAGTAACTGTTCTACCTTCTGATCTAAAACCATCTGATAGATGCTCTTGGATTGCTGCGTCTAATTCTTGTTGCAGCTCTGGAGAAACTTCAGATACTTTAAGAGCTATGTTTTGTTGTGGATTAGCTCCACGCTCTAACGCTAATTTACGAGCACGATCAAGAATACTGAGTATTTTCTTAGCGCCTTCAGCTTTCTTGTTGTGACTTTCTTTGAATTTATTGAATTGGTTTACAGCATTCGTTAATGCGTATTGATCATTCAGTGCTAATGCGCCGATGATAGTATCGTTATATTGACGTAAACCAACAAAGTTAGCATTACCATTAAGGATGTTATCTCTTACACTACCTGCGGTTTTACCGACTAGTTCGTTAACATCTTTAATTTTCGCATAACTTATGGCCTTCATTAAATCCTCACGAGTGAGGTTATTATTAGGGTCATTGGCTATACGGGTAATGTCTTCTTCTGTTAGTTCTATATCATTATTGGCTACAGCCGCCATTAGACGCACTACAGCATTTTTGCTTTCTGCCTTACTCTTAGTATTACGAGTAATACTACTAACAATAGCTTCTTTTAATTCGTCTTTACTGAAGGTTTTCTTACCATCAGTAACTACTTTATAGATATGAGCTTTAACAGCATTAACACTATCGTTAATTGCTTTAAGTCCTTTAAGTTCTTCACGTAACTGCTTTTGTTTAGATGGGTCTTTATTTTCTTTCAGTTCTTTTAGCTTATTCTCATAAGACATATTAACCAAAGACAATGCAGAGCCATAGGCAGTTAGTTGGTGGATTACGTTATATTTCTCTTCCACTGTAGCCTTCGGGTCTCTGACTATTTTAGCTACAGTACGTACTACTTCTTCAGGCTTAACATGCTCAGATGTAGTTAATTCAGAAACATCTCTTTTTTCTATTGCCCGTTGTAATTGCTCCTTACGAATTTCTTTAGGAGTCTTTTGTACAGGTTCTTGTGGAGGAGCTTCACCTGGGATAGGTTTTTTATTCTTGTCTTTATTTAGAGACTCTGGGTCAAATGAATGATTCGCTATAACATTACGAATATTTTTGGCTTGGTCTGTATCTTTGTCTGTAGCCGATTTAGTAACGAACATACCTACAGCAGACTTAGCTATATTCGCTCCTGTCTCTAGTGCTTTAGGTGCTCCTACTACTGCAGCAGTACCTCCAGTAAAACCAAAAGCAGCAATAGCTGATGCACCTGCGTTAGTACCTGCTCCTTCAAACAGTTCTTTATTTTCATCGCCATGTGTTTGTAAAGCGTAGTTTTTAGATAGCTGTTCTGTAGTACCTTCAATAGCTTCTTGGAAAGGTTCTTTAAATACAGCTCCAGTACCTTCAGGTAATTTAACGCCTTTACCACCAACAGCTTTACCTACAACATTTGCAGCACCTGTAAAGTAGTTAGATAGAAGTGATGACGCGAATACTAGGTTATAGGTAGTTTCTCTTACCTGCTCTGCAGCTATCTGCAATAACTCTCCTGGAGTAGCGTCTGGATTTTGTTCAGATAATGCCTTAGCGTAGTCAGACTCAAGAAACGTACTCATAGGAAGTTTCATTAACTCTTCTACAGCTTCATTAGCATTAGAGTAAGCAGATGATGCCGATAAACCAACAAGTGAACCTACGTTTGCAGCTTGTTGCTCTGCTTTAGCAGTAGCAGCGGCTTGTTCAGCAATTACACGTTTACGATCATCCAGCTTTTTCTGCACTGGGTTATGACCCAAGTGTTTTTGTATCTCGCGGTAATCCCGTATTATTTCTAGTTGTCGTTCCCGAGGTAGATCGCTCAATAGGTTATAGATGTTAAAGTCTATCTTAGCTCCTTTTTCAGCCATGGTTTCTGCTGATTCAAGGAATAGTGGGTAAATATCATCTTTGTATTTCTCGATAAAAGGTCTGAAGTACTTAGCCATCTCTTCAGATTCTTTTATCTTAGGTAACAGATGTTTTGAGGCGTATAGAGCACCAATAGGCTTAGTTGCTTTACCTACTAAACCACCACCTGCTAAGTCACCTAAGGTAAGCGCAGATTGTGTAGCTAGGAATTCTGGATTATCTAAGTTAGCTTTGATAGCCTCAACAAAGCTATACATGTAATCCATAACTTCTAATTTGGCTTTGTCCTCTAAATTATCTGGATCTAGTCCAGATAATCTAGCGTATACCTCTTTACGTTGTTTAGCACCTGCGTCTATTTTCTGTAAAGATACTGCACCTGCATCCATAGCTTCTTGATGGATGGGGGAAGAGTTCTGATACAGTACTTGGTCAATACTCTTGAATACGTCTACAGGGTTATAGCCAGTAACTGCTTCTACTACTGGGTCTAGTCCTTTACCCAATTTAAAATCTTTCTTAGCTAACGGGTTATTGTCATTGCTATATTTCCCTGTTAGTACCTCACCTATACGGGTAGCAAACTCATCTGCATTTAGAAGAGGGTTATTTTTAGCTATAGCAACAAAAATATTATCATCACCTAACTTGGCTGTACCTAATCTAGTTAGGAAGTCTGCTGTAGCGTAAATACTGTGTACTGCTTTGTTAGCAACCCCACCTGCAACTACTGCAGTGTCTTTTATTTTTTCATCACCAAAACGAGAACGTGTTCTTTCAAGTACTTTTAAATCTGATTTAAGACGTGCGTTAATTTCTTTCTTAGCACTTGCTAACTTTAATGCAGTCTCTTTGTCATTCATGCTACGAAAGACATCAGCTTTTTCATCAACTGTTAATGCGGATGGGTCTATGCCTTGTGAAGCCAAGAATTGATCGACCTGCTGATACATACGCTTAACGGTAGCGTCTATACCTGTTGAAGAGACTGCTTGTTGTGATGCTTGTTGTACAGCCTCTGCTTTACCTAGTAGGGTATTAGACTCTGGTTGTACATCAGGTAGTATCGAGTTAGATTGATTCACTGGGTTGAATGCATCTAGGCTTGGTGTTGGTACGCTAGTTTCTGTTACTTGGGGAGTTGTAGAACTAGGTTCACTAAAATCTTTGTTATCATTCATAGCTGTTACCTATACTAATTAAAAAAATAAGACCCGTTAGGGTCTTATTATAATACCTTATTTAAGCTCGCAAACTAGTAGATATAGGAAAGGTTTCGCCACATTTCTTCAAGTCTCTGGTCATTTGTAAGTTTTCCATCTTCAGGGAGGTCATCTTTAGGATTACCTTTGCCTATCTTCTGACTAGCTTCTAAGAACTTATCTGCCTTGGCTCGTGCTTCCTGTAGAGCAGGATCTGATTGCGCTAATAAGTCTATAGGCTGTAATGCTGTTTGCTTAAGAGCAAACTGAGCTTGTTGTGCCTCTTCTACATTAAGAATAACATGTCTACCTTTATGGTCTACTGTGTTATTTCTAAGGAAGCCGTTTAATATGCCAGATAGCTTAGTAGCGCTCTGGTTATATACAGTGTATTCAGCCTCAGCTCGCATGTACTCAGCTTTTTCACGAAGTATGGCTTGAGCCAAGGTCTCTTTGAATTTATCGCTAGCTATATCGTAGTTACCCTCACCATCCTTTTCGGGGTTAATTGCTTGAGCTAATGCTATTTTCAGAGCATTTAATGAAGTATCTTTAGCAAAGTCTATTACCACTTTCTCACCTGTAGCCAACTCTGCTTCAAAGGTACTACTCAATATACTATATAGGCGTGGAGCAACTTCGTTATTGTTAGAGCCTAAATAACCGTTTAATTCACCGAAGTCTTTACCAGACTCTTTGGCTACTTCTTTCATTATTTCAGCCATACCAGAAATACTGCGCTTTTCGGTAATACCGTGTAGCGACTCAACACTTTCTTTATAGGCTTGTAGTTTCTGCTGCGCTAAAGCTGCCTTAGTCTTTGCTTGCTCAATGTAAGTCTGTACTGTATTTACTTCAGGATTTTGTTGAGTAATTTGTTGTCTAAGTTGCGCTTGTTTTAGTACATGTTCTTGGCGTCTAGCTGCAATATTTGTATCGTAATATTGTGTCGCCTGGCTGTACGCAACATTTTTATCCATAGGTATACCTTTGCTACTAGCTTCTTGTAGTAGTCTATTAGCGTAGTTATCAATAAAAGTTTCTTTAGTTACCGACTTCATTTGCTGTGCTAAATCTTTGTGACCAGCCAAGTAACTACTAACCTTCTGTATCTCTGCTTCAGTTAAGCCAGCCATATTGATATTGCCTTTCTGATCTAGTGAGATAGGGATACCTGTGGCTTGCTGTACAGTATCAACAGCACTGAATACATCTTCATATATGTCATTACCTACGGTAGATGTTAAATAACCTGTAGATAATTTGTTCAGTAATTCAACATTACCAGTTGCCTTTTCTACAGCATCTTTAGAAGCCACATTACCGAATACCTGTACATTATTAAGAATGGCATCTCTAGCCTTTAGAGCACCATCTAAAGTACCTGTAGTATTTGGGTCAGCTAAGAATTTAGCGGTGTTGTTATATAACGCTTTGTCTACTACGTTAGTGGCTTGGGTTTTAAAAGCCTTCTGTATACTGCCAATGTCTTTATTGTCTATATAGCCATCTGCTTGCTGGAGGATCTTCTCAGCATCAGTAAAGTTATCGTAGTTATCTAGTACTTCTTGTCCTGTATCCACTTGTGCCGCTTTATTGAGTACAGAAGCTACACGATCTGCCCGCAATTCTTCACCAGTAGTAGCAGCTAAGTTAGCTAATCCACCTAAGCCTTGTGAAGCTCTTGTTGCACTACTTTGCATTAATTGGGCTACGTCTCGTACATCTAATTTACCTACGTTTTGCCATGTTGGTATAACTGCCATGAGAACCTCCTTAAATTCTACCGAATTTACTTAGTGCATTATAAGCAGCAGAGCTTCTAGGAGCTGCTTTCTTAGAGCTGGCAATACTGCCTAGCTTCGTGTAGGTATCTGTAGGCTGTTGGTTAGTATTATTAGTATTAACAGTAGGTTTAGTGCCGTTGATGTCTGTAGCAACATTATGGTTTTGTAGATACGTATTCATATCACCATACATTTCTTTAGCTCTGTCAGCACCTAGCCAAGAAGCCAATTGAGTATACCTATCTTGGTTTGTAGCGTTAATTAATGTAGCTTGGTTAGCTAAGTTAGTACTGGTTAATTTCTTATTGTAATCAAAAGTTTCTTGGGCAAGCCCTAAACCTTTTAATCCAGTGTATAAATCAAATACACTTTTTACTCCAGTACCTATTCTACCTAGCGTTTCAAAACCATTACCTTTAAATAACCACTCTGACACTTTGACATCAGGGTCAAGGATGTCGTTATAATCTTTTTTGTCTGCCATATTCTTTACCTCATACAACTAGTGTGTTGTTATATAAATCTAATTTGTTCTCGACATAGTTATCAATCTGATCTATCAATAGTTCGTCAAAATCAGTTATACCAGTGGTACGAGCAATGAAAACATCTACGTCTTCAATGTATATTTTCTGTTCTTTAATTATGTCATAATAGTCAACACCTTCCAATGGCGACAGCATAGCTGCAGCGTTCTCTATCTCTTCCTGCCATTCTTTAGCCGACTTAGTATATTCAGACATCTCACGCTCAAGTTCTTCTTTCTTCTTATTTATGACTCGATTGGCTTGGTCTGGGAATACTGCAGCTATCTTCATTATGTCAGTAGCTAGTGGTAAATCTAGTAGTGGTTTAGAGAATATCGCATCAGTACCCAATACACCGTATAAGGCTAATGCAGCAGCTACATAAATAAATAACTCAGGGCTCACCATATTGGCTATATAAAGAGCTATCTGGGTGTAGGCATAGTTAGTAATTAATGAAATAACAACTTGCTTGATAGCTTCCTGTACACCTTGTTTGGCTAAGATAGCGGTGAAGTCAACATAGCCCGTATATAAGGCTATTATTATCATAGCTATTTGTACGATTAACCAAAAGTCAGGATTCTGATACCATTTCAATGTCTCTACATGAATAGCATAAACCACAAGAGAAGCAGCACCTATTATCAGCTTCTCACGGTTTTCAGCACTCATAGTATCCATAATGGATTTATCTATGGGTATAAAGAATCCGCCCTGGTAATCATCATTCCTTAAATGGTTAATTGACCTATCTACTAAAGTACGGCTGTTATACACAAAGGTACTATGTACTAGGCCTCTGACTCTTATTTCGTGATAAGAATCATCATCTATGCGTTTCCTTAGTACAAGTTCGGTATCCTCTAAAAATACGTTATTATCACTGCCTGCTACACCCACTTCATATTCAGGTGATTCAAATGTACTAGCAGCATATTCATTACCGTAAAAATACCACGCATTACCTGCACCTGTACCTGTTATCACTTCATGTGTAATGTAGTGATAAGCCAATGTAACGTTGAATTCTTTATCTTTAATTAGGACTTTGTTTAGTCTAGGCGGTACTCCTTTAGGAGGATCGTTAGCCAATGAAGACTCAAACATTTCTTTCGATAGCACTGACTGTTCTTTCAACACATCGAAGAATTTGTATAAGTACTCTGCTACATATACCTCTTTTATGTCCCTCAAATCTGCCCCAAACATAATGAAAGCATCGTCTACGTCAGCATAATTTTCGTTAGATTTGAGCAGTTCTATGAATGTCTCAATATCTTGTAAGCCACTGATACGAAGTAAACTATCCGCTGCAGCTTTCTCATCCGGGTAAGTTGATTCTTTTACTTCAGTCTTATTGATAATAATGGGAACTACTGGAAAGAGAGTATTACCGAATTCTTTACCATCTATTATCTCTGCAGATAATTCAGGATATTCGGAAGTATTCGCAGGATATACCCATGTAAGAGGCAATCTCCGAACATCATTCGCCCTATGGTAAGTAACTACGTAATAAGGGCTGTATTCATCAAATCGGTCTGGTAAAGCAAAATTAAAATAAACAGAAGCACCACTATCTTGGGATTTTCTGAATTGTGCCTTAACAGCATATTCGTCATAAGTAAGATCAGCGTCTATTAGAGAATAATCGCTACCTATGCCAGGGATATTATAAAGACCATTGTATTCATTTAACATACCTTGTTCAAAGGCCTTTGCCCTGACCCAAGCCATACGCGCAGACTTATCAAAGTAAGTAACACGCATACCAATAATAGTCATAGGAGTACCTACTATACTTTCTATAATAGGCTGTACTATGTCTACTGTAGGGAAAGAATATAGGCCAATACCTGCAGAAATACCTGAAGGTTGGCCTATTACTGGGTTATTTACGCCCTGTGAGTAGTACACTTGGGCTTTTTTAGCAGCACTTGTAAAGACGTAGTCTTTAAGTGACTCGACTATATCCTTTTCAAGCAATGTAGCTTTAAGCATGGTTTGCTTTAATGTCATTGCTTTCTTTGGATCACGTAGCTGTGATGTACTCACAGCCGTTGTGATTATAGTCTTACTACTAAATATACCCATTTATTTACCTATGGTGTAGAGGGTAAAGTAATATCAGCATTAGCTGCAGCGTCTGTAATCATAGCACTTTGTGATAACTCACTTAACGCACTAGGTATAGGCGATGTTGGATTAGCTGATAACTGCATAGAGAATACATCAGCAGCCAGCTTAGCCATTTTGTACTTCTTATTATGCACAAAGGTAGCTGCTTGTTCTTTATATATATCTTTCTGTGCTGATAATACACCAGCAACTGGACTACCTGTGCTTAGTGTGTCAGCTACTTGGGCTTCTTCAGTTAGTTTCTTCTGAGCTATTAAGTCTTTCTCAGCTCTTAATTTATTTTGTTGATCCACTAGTACAGCAGCTTCTTGGTTAGCTTGGGCTGTCTTAGCAATAATTAAGTTAGTTTCCTCAATATCTTTGAGTAGTGCTTGCGCTAAATTGTCTTTTTGTTGGTTAGTAAGAGCGGTATCAGCTACTAGCTTATCTGCTTTCTTACCTTCAGTAGTAGCATTAGCATTGATGAGAGAAATATTGGCTGTAGTTTGTGAAATATCAGCATCAATTTTATCCAACATCTTAACCGATTCAGTTACTTTAGCTAAAGTAAGTTGTTCATTTGCTACACCGAGTAAACGATCTTGCGCTGTCTTGTCTTTCTGTGCATTGATTAAATCAATCTCTGGATTGATCTTAGTAATATTGGCTAATACTAGATCTTTGTCTGCATCTAGTTTAGTGGTTTGAGCATCAGTCTGTAGCTGTTGTTTCTGAAGTAGTGTTATTTCTTCGTCTACTTTAAGAGACTGCTTATTAAGAACTGCAATCTCAACGTCTTGTTTCTCTATTTCTTTCTCTACTTGACGACGTTGGGCATCCAGTAGTTCGGCTTGTTTATCTGCTTGTTGTTTCTGTAAAGCAAACGCAAGAGACTGCTGTAAAGCAGCCTCCATAGCAGATAAGTACACTTTGGCGTAGTCTGGGGCTTTTATACGGCCTTTATCAAACTCTGCCTCTAGGTACGTACTAACAGCCGTCATAATGCTCTCAAATGAGCCTGGATTGTCCTGATCTGCTGAGATGATCTCTGTAATATCTATTTGAGCCATAGTGTACTTATCCTACCTATTATCTGTTTGCTGAATTGAGCTTCATTCGTTGAATGTCTTCAACAGTTAATGGAGGTAACTCAGTAACATTGAATTCGTCTATTTCTACTGATTTGCTTTCTTCGATACCACGCTCATTGCGTTCTGTTACGAAGATCTGGCACTTACGTTCTTTCAATGCATTCAATACGATTTGGCTAATGTGCCAACCATTAGGGGCATTAAAAGGCACAAATTCTTGAACCATTCCGATAACACTATTACCAGCTTGGATAATCTCACCTTCCCAGCCTTGTTTGGTAGGATTCATACATACTACTTTAGCACGTACTAAACGAGTAGCTTCTTTACGTAAACGAGCATTGCGTTCTGATAGAGATTCAGTAGGCTCTGTTTCCTCTTCCTGAATACCTAAAGATTTGTTGATTTTTTCACGTAACTTTTCTACGCCAATATTCTTATTGTAAGTAATGCCCATTTTATCGGCACGTTCTTTTAGAAGTTCTAATTCGCTTTTCTCAGTCATAATTGACTCCTTGATTATTGATATAAAGCCCCCTTGCGGGGGCTTATGTTAGATTACCATTTAGCAGGTACTTTAATCAACGCAATACGTTCTGGACGCTCAATAAGAGTACCATAGTACCACTTGATTGACATGAATCCGATTTCACCGTATGGGTTGCTCTCGCTGTATGCAATATCTGATTCTGGTTTACTGTGCTTGATAACAAAGTTCACCATATCGCCATTGGTTTGGAAACCAATAGTAGAGAATGCACCACGACCTACTACCAACATTGGGAATACGTCGTACTTACCGTTAGTTTCACGATAACCAGCGTTGTTAGTAACAGTTGCGCCAGCACCAGCCCAATGTAGCATTTCAGGCACTACAACAATACGGAATTGGTCAATTGAACCAATCTCACCTTCGATAACATCAGAAGAGTGAGCGTAGTGTTTAACGTCAATGAATACTGGGTTATTAAAGCTATCACGCATAGAACGTAACATTGGTATCAATTCAGAACCAACGTACATTACACGGGCAGAACTAATAACTTTAGTATCAATTAAACGAGTACCAGTAATTACTTTAGTGTCTTTAGGACAACGGGCATTATCTAAGTCGATAGATAAGCGCATTAAGTCTTCATAAGTAATTAAAGTTTCGCTACCTGATTCACCAGAAATTTGTGCTGTAGACATTGCAGTACCAGGGTAACGTACAATACCAGCAGCATTAAGTAAGTCGATTTGTAACTTAGCTTCAGAGATTTCAACAGCAGCATTAACCATTTCACGGTGAATGTGCATTTCTAACTGTTCGTCAGTGTCGAAGTCTAATGATTCTTTAGTGTACTCATCGAAGAAACCGAATTTCTGGATAGAGCCTTTAAGTGTTTTACGCTTGAAGCCAACACGGTTTACACGGCCACCAACTTCACTCAAAGTAGGTAATTTACCTGAGATACGGCCGATGTCTTTACTTGAACCGTATAAGTTACCGAATACTGGAACAACTGGACGAGATTCATCAACAGTGTAACCAAGGCCTGCTAATGCAGACTTGGCAGCATTGTAGTCAGCAGCAGTTAAGCCTAATTCTTTCGTTACGATTTCAACTACACGGTTTTGTGCATTAGTGGTAGCATCAGTGTCGTTAGCACCCTCACCAACTGCATACTTAGTAACGTATAAGTTTTCTTCGCCTTGTTGACCACCTGCAGGTGGAACTAATACGATAGTTTTTTGGCGAGTAGTAGTAGCACCATTTGGATCAATACCTTGATCGTTGATGTTAGCATCATGTAATACAGGAATGTATTGGTACTTACGAATCTCTTTACCAAAGTGTTTAGGTAAAGCTACTGATTCAGCTAACTGTGTAAATACTTGCTTTTTACGTGCTTCAACTAACGCTTTTTTCTTGTACAGAAAATCGTTAAATTGTTCACCTACGGTAGAAGTAGTACCGCCTGTATTATATTGTTGAGCCATAATTGCACCTCATTAAAATGAATATTTACTCATTAGTTTCTCGAATTCATCATCGGGTAAATCTAATGGGTTAAAGTCAGATTGTTTCTTATTAGGCTTACTCTTACTACTTGCTTTAGTAGGTTTAGCAGCCTTTTTCTTGTTTCTGATTTCATCATTATTAGATGTACGATTAGGCTTACTTTTATTACGATTATTCTGTGATTGGTTAGCTTCAGCCTCGCCATTGCCATCCCCAGAATTGTTGAATAATTGAGTGCCTATCTGGTAGTAAGCGTCAATGTCAGAAACACCATCATCGAGCTTACCGAGTAGACGCTGGCGTTCAACCTCTGCGTTAATCTTTTCATATACACCAGTTGCTACGTGGTCATTGATTACTTTGATTAATCGAGGGTCTTTAGCAATTTCAGCTCTACTCTTTTCGTCCCACTTATCCACTACAATCGAAATGGTAGTGTTGTAAGTAGGTGTCTGTTTGATTTCTTCCAGTGCATCTTCTAAAGCGATGGTGGAATCATCAACAGTATGATTGCTGGGTTTATAGTCCTTAGATGACTCTACGTCAATATCTAATGGATCTAGCTCAGCATCTTTCACCAGTTTTGCTATTGCTTCAGGCTTCTTATTAACCAAATCAATAGCAAAATTGATCTTTTCAGGGTCTAGCATGTTAGCTTGCTCTAAGGTACGTAATACCTTGATATGTGGCTTAATGCCACGCATCTTACTGTTAAACCCAATACCCATTGAAGCCAATCTACGTAGTTCTTCAATGGATTCAATTTTTACTTCTCTGCCCATAGCCTTTAATGGGGCTAGAGCTTCTTTTAATACGTCATCAGAATCGGAGTCATCTTCTGATTCTCCTTCATCATCGTCGTCTCCCTCTGATTCCTCATCCTCATCCTCAGATTCTTCTTCATCTTCTTCTGAGTCTTCGTCCGATTCCTCATCATCTTCATCGTCCTCTTCTTCTACTTCTTCTTCGTCATCCTCATCTTCATCAACGTCTTCTGATTCTTCTTCTTCTACTTCTTCATCAGGTTCGTCAATAAGTTCTTTAGGTTGAGCAAATTCGTTGAAGTTTTCTAAGAACTCATCGTCTGGTAAATCTAAAATATCTGAAGCCGCTTTAATCTTATCAAGCATAAGTCACTCCTTAATTAACTGTTGAAGCACCATTAGCTGCTTCAGATATTACTTCTTCACGTAAGTCTTCGTGTGCTTCAATCGCTTGTTTAGCGGTGTTACCCATCAATTCAATAGCGCGGAAATACTCGTTTAAGCGACTGATAGCTTCAATAGACATAATAATATCTTCTTGTCGTTCAGGCGTTCTTGACGCAGGCTCAGCTTTTTGCATGACTAAGTTATACGCCTCATCACGGAAATATCCCTGGAGGATAATATCCTGGAAATCAGGGTTTTCCATCAAGCGGTGTAACGTCTCTACTTTCTCTATTAAACGTTGGTTGTGTTTAATAGCTTCGTCAATGCGCTGTAATTTATAGTCAGTTTGGTTCATCGTGTGTCCTCGGTAATTACCTTGAGATATTAAACTTGTGATATACCGTTGTAAGTACTAGTACTATCATCAGTGTTTTCACCTGTTGCAGGTCTACCTGCTTCGCCTTTATTTGACATTGATTGCTTGAGAGCTTCTTTTTGAAGCTCTCTAACATGGTCAACGCCTGTTTCTTTGCTTAGATAATCTAAGTCTTTTAAGTCAGTATCGCTGTATAGGTTAGCTTGTTTAGCACGTTCTGTCTTAGCACGTTCAGCATTCCATTCAGCTTGTGTTTGTTTATCCACAATTTCTGATTTAAGTAGCTCAATACGTAATTTAGCTTCTTGCATAGCAATCTCTTGCATTGGATCAGGTTGTGGTTGATATTCTTCAATACGCTTAGCCAAATCTGGCATCTTACGTAATTTAACAATCTCAGCCAGTATCAACCGACTGAAATCCTCAGGCATTGCTTGTGCAGATGTCTGTAATAAGAAGGCAAGTTCTTCTGCTTTTTGGTTATCTGCTTCAGCAGTAGAGATTGATAAAGCTAAATCTATATTACCTGCTAAGTCATCTTTACGGATAGGTACGAACTCATCATTAGTTACACGAACTATTTCTTCCTCACTTAGAAAGACAGCGTTCATACTAATGAATTTACGGCCTACTTCTACTAAGCCTTGTGCCAATCTACGTAAGATACCTAGTTCACGCTTACTAGCAGCATCTAGAGCGCTTCTAACGCCTGTAGCAGTACTACCTAATGCATTACCACTAATACCACTGCTATAGGCTTTTACGCCTGTTAGAGAGTCAGCATCTTCATTCTGTAGATCCAACATGTATTGAGCAGATGCAGGGATCTCAGGGAACTTATGGATAAAGAATACTTGTTCTGGATTAGTTACAGTAGGTTCATACTCATAGTCTAAACCAGCTTCAAATTTACGCTTATTAACTAAATCCAGTGAATTCTTAGCATAACCTTTCTGGCCTGCAGCGGATTTACCCAATAAGTCAATCATCCCACGAATTACTGCACCAGCTACTTTCTGGTTATCTTCTAGTAGAACGCCATCAGGCTCACCATAATTTGATTTACGTACAGGCAGGTAATGTACAATAACGAAAGGTAGTTTCTTATCAGGGAATGG